TCTTGGGTTACCCCCTGAACGACGTGTTCGATCCCATTACGGGATTGTTGTTAGTGCCGGGATGGAATCAATTGTGCGGGCTGTGCACTCCCAAAACGACTTGCAACAACTACCCGTTCGTATACGACGTATGCGCTTGCGAAGATGAGGAGTGCCAGCTCATCCCATGCGTCCAGGGCATGTTCCGTTCGACCAGCGTGTTCTGCCAGACATCCGGCGACATCATTGCGATCAACTAATGCACCTCACCATTGACGGCAAACAAATTGAGATCACGAACTGCCGGAGCTGGCACGTCGTTGGCATCGTCCCGTCGTGCTCTCGAGGTCTCCCGCTGAACTGCGACACATGTCCCAGCCGGGAACCTCGAAAAGGTGATGGCACAGATCCGCCCATGTATCACGTTTCTCCAACGGCCATCCGCCTTGACACTCAAACTGGCCTGGGCGACGTGATTGCCGGTGCGACCAAGGCGGTCGGCATCAAGCCTTGCAACAAATGCCAGCAGCGCCGGGCCGCGCTGAACCAAGCGACGCCGTCCTACGTCCGCCGACTGCTGACGTGGGCAAAGAAATTTCCGGTCCCAGGCCGAAAGTGATGGACAACGGCCGGACCCGTCGATAGCCTCTCTTCCGGCGCATTCCGCGCCTATAGGAGAAGAACGATGAAGCATGAGATCGTGCCCGTTTCGACGGGCCACCTGACCCCGATGCAGCGGGTGCAGCGCAACGAGGAGGCGGTGGCCGCGGTGGCCCACGCCGTGAAGAAGGCGTACATCAAGCGGATCGGCGATAAGGGTTACCTCATGGTCGCCGGGGCGCAGGCGGTCGGTTCGAGCCTGGGCTACACGACGGCCGTCGAGCAGCTGCGCTACGTCCCGCCGACCGAGCATCTGCCCGGTTACTGGGAAGCGACGGCCGTGGTCTACGACCAGGGCGAAATCGTCGGACGCGGCATCGGCAGCGTGTTCGAGGACGAGCGGCAATGGTCAAAGCGTGACTATTTCGCCCGCCAGATGATGGCGCAGACGCGGGCCACCGGCCGGGCGCTGAAAGGCGTGATGGGGTGGGCGACCGCATTGCTCGGTGCCGAGGCGAGCCTCGCTGAGGAAATGCCCGCAGAAGACGCCAGGATGCCTCAGGAGGCGTCCGAGGCTCCTCGACGGCTGCCGAGCCCACCGAAGGCTCCGAGCGCCCCTAAAGGGCAGGAAGGCGGCCTACGCCGCGTTCGTAGCGTTCTTGCGGCAATCCAAGCCAAAGAGTCCAAGGCCGGGAAGCCGTACTGGCGCGTCGGCATCGAGGCGCAGGACGGCGTGACCGAGTGGTTCACGTCGTTCGAGGAGGTGTCGATTTCGCCGGGTGTCCTGGTCGAGGTGACGCTGAAGCCGTACCGGGATGGCGAAGTGGTCGCCGACGTTGTCGCCATTACGAGCGACGAGGAGGTGCCGTTCTAATGGCTCGAACCCATTCCAACGACGTCTTCCGCCTTGCGCCGTGCCTGACCTCGGACGAGCTGCTGGTGCTGCTCGCCCTGGCGGATTACGGAGAGCGGATCTTCCCGTCGCAGGCGGCGCTTGCCGCCAAGACGCGGCTCCACCGCAGCACGGTCAACAAGGCGCTCCAGTCGCTCCGGAAGAAGGAGGTGGTGCAGGCCAAGGGCTTCGGCAAGGCGCTTACCTACATGCTTGACCTGTCGCCCGCAGCGACAGGTACCTGTCGCTCAGAGCGACAGGTGGTGTCGCCCGCAGCGACAGGTGGTGTCGCTCCCAGCGACAGGGATCCTAACAAGAGAACTAACAACCAACCTAACCAAGGCGCGGCTGACGCCGCAGCGGGGGGGTGGGATCTCTCCTGGGAGGTCCGATCCCGGATCGGCGTCCGCGACCCTCGGGGCGACCCCGACGCGCAGCTGCGGGTCGCCCGCCGGTTGATGCGCGAGCACGGCCTGTCCGAGGCCGACGCTCAATGGGGCTGGCGGCTTCTGTGCGAGCATTGGGCCCGCACCGGCAACGCACCGTACGACACCTTGCACCGGATCACGACGAGCCTCGAAGGCGCTCGCGACGTTCGCGCGGTGGTCATGCACAAGCTGAAGGGCGTGGCAGCGTGAGCGCTCAACAACGCCGAGTCCATGAAATCACCACGTTCCTCGAGGTGAATCGCAAGCACCTCCCAGGCGTCGTGGCGACGTACCTCGAAGAGCTGCTCTACATGCACAAGCACCTCGCCGCGGCAAGTGCTCGGCAGACGCAGGAAATCAGCGACCTCCGGGCCTTGCTGTACGGCAACCCGGACGCGAAGCACGATCGGCCACCGGCTACGCCGCCGCAAGTGTGGCGGCAAGGGCAATGGGTGGACGCATGACCCAGTCACGCAGCAAGGGCAAGCGGGCCGAGCTCGAAGCGGCCAAGGACGTCGGCGAGCTGCTCGGCGTCATGTTCCACCGGACGCAGCAATTCAACGGCAAGGGGTCGGGCGACATCGAGCCGATCAAGGGCCCAAAGACCGTGCATTGGGAGGTGAAGCACTACAAGGCAGGGCTTACATGGTGGGTCAAGCGAAGCGAGGACACGGCGCTTCTCGTCGCCGGCGAACTGTGCTACTGCCGGCTGAACCACCTGCCAGGCATCCTTCGGCGCAACTACCTCGCGTACAGCAGCGTGACATGCGGCTTCGCCGAGCGTTGGATGGCGCAGGCCGTGCGTGATGCGAAGACCGACCAAATGCCTGTCGTGGTATGCAGGCAGGACCGTTCGCCTTGGCTGGTTGTGTGGCGTCGAGAAGACACCGAGCGCATGATTGACGCCGTGAACGGGATCGCAAATGCGACGGTTTAGGTTCGAGGGCGAGCTCGGTAAGGCATACGACCATGGCAAGTCCATGCAACATGCACGACCAGGGTCATGGGGCAGAAGGGCCAAGGCGTTCAAGGCTGTGCATGTGCAATGCGCCAAGTGTGGAGCAATTGCCGAGCTCGAATGCGACCACATTGTGCCACTTCATAAGGGTGGATCGGATGAATGGTCGAACTTGCAAAGCCTTTGCCGACAATGCCATGCGATAAAAACCGCAACGGAGCAGGGGAAAGATTGTGGCAAAAAAATCGCCCAGTTCCGCGACCCGATCGGATAATGGGTCCCCCCCATCGCCCCCGAGGGGGCCTGTGGGGCGGGGCCACCGCGGCGTAGGGACCGTCAAAACAGACACACGTCGCAAGCATCGGCGGAACCCGTGTTTATGCGCCGACGCCGCGGACGCCTATGCCCGTGCGGTGGTCGATGGGTCGATCGTCGCGAACGCCCGTATCCTCGATTCGTGCCGTCGCTACCTCGCCGAACGGGCGAAGCCGGCGGACCATGGCGTGTGGTGGGACGAGCAGCTCGCCGAGGACGCCAGGGCGTTCGCGCTGAAGTGCGGGCAGGGCGCGGAGGCTGGCGCGGGGCAGCCGCTCGTCTGGATGCCGTGGCAATGCATGGTGGCCATGATCCTGCTCGCCAGGCGGCGCATGGTGGACGGCCGTAAGTCCGACACGCCGGCGACGAAGGCGCTGCTGCTCGCGGTCGCCCGAGGCAACGGAAAGACCGAGTTTGCGGCGAGCCTGCTGATGTCGGCCATGCGAGACCCATCGACGCGGCTGGAGTTCGCGAGTGTCGCGCCGGATTCGCGCCTCGCCCAGAAGACGTTCGAGCGCATGGCGGTCATGTCCGAAACGCTCGGCGTCGCCGATTGGAATAAGTCAGGCGGCTCAACGCCGGCGCATCCTGGGCGCGTGAAGCACGGGAACAACCGGTACATATCGCTCCCGTGCACCGACAAGGCGCTCGACGGGCTTACGACCCGCATGGTGATCGCCGACGAGGTCGCCCGCATGGAGAGGGCATTCGGCCGCCTGCTGACGGGGCTGGCCAAGTTCCCGACGTCGCAGCTGCTCGCCATCACGACGCCTGACCCCGAGCAGAAGACGCGGCCCATCTGGGGCTACTGGGACGCCCTTGAGCGGGCCATCGCCGACGGCACCCCGTACCCAGCGGGCTGGTGGCCGATGCTCTACGGCCTCGAACAGGATGACCAGGCGGCGGACCCGGCCGCATGGCCGAAGGCGCACCCGGCGCTGAACGTCATCATCGACCCCGGCCAGCTCGAGCTCTCGGCGCGGACGATGCTTGAGTCGGGCGACCCGGCGCAGATCGCCGAGTTCGAGACGCAGCTCGCTTGCCGGTACCACGAACTCGCCACGACCGACATCGACCTTGCCGTGCTCGAGCGGCAGATGCAGCCGTCGGACTGGACCCGGCTCCAGGGCGCGCCGGCGGTCATCGGGCTTGACCTGTCCCGCGGCGGCTACGGGCCGCAGCTTGACCTCACGACGTTGTGCCTGATGGTCGTGGACGGCGGCGTCATCCGGGCGCGGAACGTGTCCTGGTGGGCAGGCACCGACATGGGGCGCGACGAGAAGCGGTGTAAGCAGCCGCTCGGCGCGTGGGTCGAGCAGGGACACCTCCGCCGGATGCCCGGCGAATGGCACGATATGACCATCGTGGAGGCGGAAATTGAGAACCTGATGCACCAATTCGGGGTCAGAAAGATCGGCGTTGACCCGCACCCGAGCCAGGCGAAGGACATCAAGCGGTGGATGGACAAGGGCTGGCCGATTGTCCCGGTGGACCAGTCGATCCGCACGATGGCACCGGCGTGGAAGCTCTGGGGCGACCTGTTGAAGTCGAAGCAGCTGTTCTACGAGCCCGACCCGGTGCTGCGGGCGGCGCTGAACTCGGTGCGCCTGATCGCCGACAACGTCGGCAATATCCGGCCGGTCAAGGGCCGCAGCTCTGGGAACACCGACGCCGTGGTTGCGGGGAACATGGCGGCGCTGCTCATGGAGCATCACCAAGTCCGCACGGCCACCGGCTTGAGCGCGTCAACTTGCCCGCTCGGATAGTCCGTGTTTGCCGGATTCGCTCTTGACGATTTTGGGCACTTGTGTTCTATGCGACCGTGGGCTTCTTCTCACGGTTCTTCGGGTTCAAGTCAGGCGTCGCGATCTACACGCGACCCGAGCCTGTCATGGCCGGTCCGGCCGATGGGATTCCCGCGGTCCTGCGGGCGACGCAGCTCATTTCGGCCGACATCGCCCGGCTGACGGTCAACGTGTACGACAACGCCGGGCAGAAGCTGCCGGATCACCCGGTCGCCATGCTGCTCAACCGTGACGCCAGCCGGTGGCAGTCGGGCTATGAGTTCCGGCGCTACACGACCTCGACGGCGCTGATGCACGGCAACGGGCTCGCGCTGATCCGCCGCGGGTCGGACGGGTCGGTCGCCGAGCTTCAGCCGGTGCCCGCGGACGCCATGAGCGCCGAAATTCGCGACGATGGTGTCGAGTACCGCGTCGGCCAGACGGTGCTCGCGCAAGATCAGATCCTGCACATCGGCTGCTACCCGGATCACCTGAACCCGTGCTGGTACCGATCGCCGCTCGAGGCGGCGCGGTGGACGATGCAGCTGGCGGCCGACGAATCGGCCGCCCATGCGTCGCTCGTCAAGACGGGCAGCATGGGGAAAGTCGCCATTACGCACCCCGGTGCCATGAGTGATCAGACCGTGCAGGCCATCCGAGACGCCTGGATGAACATGCATGCCACGGCCGACGGCGCGTCGCGCCCGCTCATCCTGCGCGAAGGGATGAAGGCCGAGAAGATCAGCCAGGAGACGTCGGGCACGATGCTCGAATCGCGCCGATTCTCGGTGCAGGAAATCGCCCGCGCCTTTGGCGTCCCGCCGGAAATGCTGTTTCAGCAGGGCGGCGGTGCGCTTTCAAGCCAGGCTGAAACGGCCCGCGCATACGCCGACGGTGCCATCGCCGCATGGGCGAGCGCATGGGAGTCGGAGCTCACGCGCAAACTCTGCGGTCCCGGCGAGACGGTCCGCATCGACACCACCCCGATCACGCGGGGCAATCTGCGCGACCAGGGGATGGCGTTCTCGAAGCTCGTCCTCGCGGGCGTGATGAGTCCCAACGACGCAAGGCATTACCTCGGGTTGCCTCCCGTCGAAGGGCTCGACACGCCAGCGGTCACGATGCCTGGCGGCGCGTCGGCAGCCACCGGGCCCGACAACGAGGAGGCCGAGGATGCTTGAGGTCCGTACGACGAGCTTCGAGCGCCAAGGCAACCGGATCGCCGGTTACGCCGCGGTGTACGACGCACCGAGCCATCCGCTGGTCGTTCGCAGCGTCAACGGCGGCAAGCCGTTCACCGAGCGCGTCGCCCGTGGCGCATTCGACCGGAGCCTCGCCGGGAACATCTCGCTGCTGGTCGGCCATGACCGGCGCGAGCTGCTCGCCAACACCAAGAGCCAGCGCCTGAAGCTCGCGAGTGACACACGCGGGCTCGCGTTCGACGTCGAGCTGCCCGACACGCAGCGGGCGAAGGACGTCTATGCGCTGGTCGATTCGGGCGTCCTGTCCGAAATGTCGTTTGGCTTCTTCGTTCGCTCGGACGCCTGGAAGGGCACCGAGCGCACCCTCGTAGACGTTGATCTACGCGAGGTGTCCATTGTCGAATCCGGCGCGTACCCGCAGACGGCCGCCGAAGCTCGCACCTACAGCCGGGCGCTCGCCCGGCTTCGTCTGCGGTACCGGAGCATCACGCTATGAAGCAGGCAGAAATCATCGAGCGCCGCAAGGCGATTGAGGCGGAAGTCAACGGCATTCTCGCGAATGACGAGATCAACGCCGAGCAGGAAGCCCGTGCGACCGAGCTGATGGACGAGCTCAAGGAGCTCAACCAGAAGCGGTCCGCGGCCGAGCTGCGCGAGAAGTTCGCGAGCCACACCGTGCTGGCGAAGGTCGGCAAGGAGAAGCGCGAGCAGGCCGAAGAATGGCGGTCCTCGACCGAGTACCGCGAGCAGTTCCTCGGCTACCTGAAGGGCGGCCGTGCGCCGGAACAGCGCGAAATCATCTCGACCGCTTCGAGCAGCATCCTGATCCCGAAGCTGTACGAGGACGGCATCCTGAAGTACCTCGACGCAAACACCGTGGTCCGCAACCTCGCGGACATCCGCACGGGCGTCCAGGGATACCCGACGCTGCGCTACAACAACCTCCAGACGGCTGGCTATACCTCGGCCTGGACGGAGCCTGACACGGCCACCACGGCGCGGACCTCGATCGACCCCGGTTTTACCGAGGTGCCGATCGCGCCCGTCCCGTGCATCCCGTACACGCAGGTGAGCCAGCAGCTGATCCGGCAGGCCAATTTCGACATCGAGGCCGAGGTGATGGACACGCTCCAGCGCCAGCTCTCGAAGAACCTCGAATGGGGCTATGTCGGCGGCTCGGGCACGAACGCGCCGACGGGCATCTTCACCGTCAACGCCAACGTTCATATCACGACGGCGACCTCGACGGGCACGACCCGCGCCCTGGCCATCACGGCCGGTGCAACGGTCGCGAAGCTGTCCGAAATGCGCTACTCGAAGCTCCCGGCCGCGTACTGGGGCTCGGCGGCGTGGATTCTCCCGCAGGACGTCTACGCGACCATCGCGGGCATTGTGGTCAACGGTGTGCCGATCTTCGTTCCGTCGGCTGACGCGGCGCTCGTCGGCGCGGCTCCGTTCACGCTCATGGGCCTCCCGGTGTACGTCACCGAGTACCTCCCGGCGCACGTCGCGACGGGAACCACCGGCAAGAACACGATCGCAGTCCTCGGCAACATCCGCGACGGATTCTCCGTGCGCGAGTGGGGCGGCATCGGCATGATCCGCGACGAGATCACCGCGGCCAGCTCGGCCCGCGTGATCTTCCAGGGCATGGCGTTCGCGAACTCGGCCTTCACCCGCGTAAAGTCGCTCGTGCAGCTCCAGGTCACCAACGCCTGACGGTTCTTCTCCTCCCATCGGCAGGGGCGTCGGGCTGCACCCCCGACGCCCCTGCTTGAAGGAGTCCGATGCCTCTTGACCTTGCCAAGTTCCGAAGCTGGGCGCGGATTCCTCATACCGAGGATGATCCGGCCATCGAAATTGCTTGGCTGGCGGCCGTTCGCGAGCTCGAAGAGCGCACCGGATGGGTGGTCGATCCGGTCACCCGGACGCAGTACGTCGGCGTCGAACCGACGAACACCGAGAAGCTGGTACTTCTCACCCGGCAGCCGGTCACGGCCGTGACGTGCGTGGATGACAATTCGGCCACGATCACGCTGACGCTGGTCACGATCAACGGGCTCCAGTACGCGAGCCTGGACGAGGACGACCTGTCCTACCCGCTGGTCCTGACCGTAAGCTGCGGCAGCAACACGCTCAACCCGCTGCTCGAAATGGCGCTGCTCCAGCGTGTGACGCACCACGTCGCAAGCCGCGGCGACGATACGGTAACCCTGTCGAGTGACTACTGGGACCGCATTTCGGCCATGATGGGGAAGGGAATTGGCTAATGGCGCACGTCCCGTCCGGAATGCTGCGCTACGCCATGACGGTGCAGAATCGCAGCGTCACGACGGATTCCCTCGGCCAGGCGGCGGAGACTTGGACGGACATCGCCGTCATTTCCTGCCACGCCGAGCAAATGCAGACGAATGACGCATTCGGCGACGGTGGCCCAGAGATCCGCACCGACTGGCGCATCCTCGCCGCCTGGCATCCTGACGTCACGACCCGCAGCCGGCTAAAGTGGGTGGACCGCGGCACGACGCGCTATTTCAACCTTCGAGGCTGTTGGGACCGCGACGGCCGCCAGCGCCGCCTCGAAATCGAAGCCACCGAGGTAGTGCCATGATCCGCGGCCCATCCGCCGGGGCCCGCCTCGGCACCAAGGTGAAGGTCACGGTCAACAAGGTCGAGGCCGCCAGGCTGCTCGAGCGCCTGCCTGCCCGCGTCGCCGAGAACGTGCGCCGGCGGGCCATCCGCACGGCCACCAAGCCATACGTCAAGACCCTTGCGACGGTGTGGCGTACGGCCAACTACGACGGAACCGGCATCCACCGTCGCGCCATCGCCTCGGCCGTCAAGCTCGACGGTCCGAGGCGCATGGGCGCTGGGCCCGGTGCGCGACTCATGTTCGAGATCGGCGTCGATTACGCGGCCAAGCGGGCCCGCCATCGGCAGAAGATTTGGCACCTGCTCGAGGGCGGCTTCCGGCACAAGGCGAGCGGAAAGCGCGTTCCGGGCTCGTACCGCTCGCTTCGGTGGGCTCGCCGTTCCGCGCAGGCCATGTTCGAGGCCGTTGCCGAGCAGATCATTGTCGAAGCTCGAAAGGCGCTGTCATGAGCTACTACGACGCGCTCACGTCGTTCGTGGACTATGCCGCCGCGGCCTGCGCTACGGCTGCTCCTGTCCCGCCGCTCAATGCGTCCATGCGTGTGGCAGGAACGCCGACGCCTGTCGCCGTGTACGACTGCACCTGTACGCCCGTGCAGCACCATCCAGGCACGTTTTCGGGGCATTGGGCGATTGAAGCCACCATCACGGTCATTGGCGACAACCTGCTCGAGATCGCAAACATCGCAGATTCCATCGGCGGATACTTCAGCTCGAACCCCAATTTCACGCCGACCACGCCGTCGAGCTCATGCCGCATCGGCGTCGAAACGATCAGCTTCGCAACCGGTGCCGAGTCGCCCGACGATGGGCAGCAGGACGCCGAAAGAACCATCACTATCTCGCTCACGATGCAAGTGAGGGAAGGCTAAACCATGGCAACGATCATTGGATTCGGCGGAACAGGAACGCTCAATTTCAACGGCGGTGGCGCGACAACGTTTCCCGTGCGGAACGTGTCTGTGTCGTTCGAGCGCGCATCGCTCGACGTGACCCAGCTCAGCGACTTCCGCGAGAAGCGTGCGCCCGGTCGCATTCGCAGGACGGCGACGTTTGAGATGCTCGCCCAGGACAGCACGACTGACAACAGCCTCCGGACGCACATCTACCCGACCTCGCTGGCAGATGCTGTCAACCGAAGCGTCGTGTTGACCTACACCGACCAAGGGTCGATCGCATACACGATCACCGGGCACATCACCAGCGCGTCGCGCACCGACGATGGCACCGGGCCCGGCATCTGGTCGCTGTCCCTGGACGAAGCCTGATGCCGCGGGACCTGACCCATCTCTTTGCCAAGACGCGGCGCGTCGAGCACCCCGAGCTCGGCGTCGTGCTCGTCCGCGAGGCCACCATGGAGGACTACCTCCGGGCAGGCGCGGATCGGTGGTGGTTCGCGTCGAACCTGCAATGCGAAGACGGCTCGGCGTTCGTGGCTGACGCTACCGACCTCGGCCGGCTGCGGGCGGAACTGTCCGACTGGCTGCTTTCGGAGGTCACGAAGAAGCGCCCTACTCCGCCGCCGAACGGCGGCGCTGGCGCAACGGAGACGAGGCCACCCGAATGACGATGCCCGGCAACATTGCCGCGACCGAGTTCACCACGCTCGAGCGTTGCGAGTGGCTGCTTTCCTGCATCGCCTGCACCGTGACGCGCAAGCCTGCCCACGAACTGCTCCCATGGGTCCGAAGCGGCATCCAGGAGCTCGGGAGGTCGCTCAATGGCTAAGGAGATGAAAGCAGTCATCCGGGCCGAGGTGGACCCGTCGGGCGTCGTGCGCGGCGTCAACGACGTCAATCGCCAGCTCGGCAAGATCAACAAGGCGACCGCAGCCACGGCCATCGCGACCGGAATCCAAGGGGTTTCCTCGGCGCTCGCCATGATGCGGAACGTCCTCGAGCAGATCGACCGACGCAACCTCGAGATACAGGAAATCGCGTCCCGGTTCTCGCCGCAGGCTCGGGCCGCGCAGATGCAGACCGAGCTCGCCAAGATGCGCCAAAGCATGGCGCTCGGTCCTGTGATGGCGTCGGAAATGCAGGCCATCGAACAGGTCAAACAGCGGGCGATCTCGTCGGAAACGCAGCGGCTTATGGGTGCGCCAGCCGGCTCGCAGGTCGCGGCCGAGGACTTCAAGAGCTTCTTCACCGAGATGGCCGACCGGCTGCGCGAGTATCCGGGCCGAGTCTTGGGAGGCGGGCCGATTGCGAACCCTGTGGCTAATCCGATCCGGCGGTTCTTCAACCCGCTCGGGGATGACTTCTTGAGCGGGCAAGGCCTCGCCGGCGGCATGGGATCGGCGAGAGGCATGTCGTACGCCGAGAAGACGGCCCGCGGCATTGAGAAGATGGCGAGGGAGAACTAATGGGCACGTTCACCGTCGAAGAGTTCAAGGAAAGCCGCAGCTACCAGCTGGATGCATTCCCGAACGAGTGCTCCCTGACGGCCGTGTATACGGTCACCTGGACGCCTTCGAGTGCTCTCGACCCGTTTCCCGGGCATGTCGCCATGCTGGCGTCTGTGTCCAAGCCGAGGCAGCGGCCCAATTCATTCATCCATGAAAGTGACGGCTACCACAAGACGCTGGTCAGCCGCGAGGTCACCGTCACGCCGCTCATGGAGCGGACGTACGCCTGGCGTGTGACCATTCGCTACTCGACCCGCGGCCCATTGCAGGACGGGGCCGGCCAATTCTGCATCGTGACCCGCTCAACGAGCATCCGCCAGGCTGCGCTCTACCGATCGGGCGCGACGCTGCCAACGAACGGAACACCGTCTGGCTTTACAGACATCGCCGGCACGGCGGTCGATCTGAACGGCAACCCTCGCGAATACGAGGTCCCGCAGACCCTTGTCTCGGTCGAAGTGTGGTGGGATCGCACCCTCCCGAGCGGGACGCCGGCGGCCGAGCCCGCCTACTCGACGTACAGCAGCACCGTCGGCAAGCGAAACAACGCCACGTTCATCGGCTACCCGCAGGGCTCGCTCCTGTACCGCGGCTTCCAAGCTGCGCCGATCGACAACTACTACCGCATTACGCACACGTTCCTGCACGACGAGTGGTACCACCTCGAGCAGATCCCGGCACCAAACCCGACCGGGCAGCCGGTTCTTGTGCCTGGCGCGACTTACGGCTCCTTCCAAGTGCTCCAGGCCGACGAGATTTTCTGGTACCAGAAGTACACCTCGACGGCAGCGTTCAGCTCGCTCGTCACCGCCGCGCAGCTGGCGGAACTGACCGCACCCGTACCGACCGCGATTCCCTGATGGCCTACCAAGTGCCCATCTTCACGAAGGGGCTCTACGCGGGCGCGAATCGGCACGTCATGCAGGGCATGGCCGACGCCTCGAGGACGGTATCGGCGTCGCAGCAGGGGCTCGCCAGGGCCCGGCAGCTGGTGGTCGGCGGCAACGTCGCCAAGCTCGGGCTGTGCAGTCTGTCGCAGGCCACGCTCATCACGGCAAACCGATGGAAATACCGGGTCGAGGCGTTCTACCCGCCGTCGCTCGCCGGCGGCGGAATTGCCGCGCCGAACTGCTCGAGCTTCGACTACCTCGAGGTCCTGAATCTGCGGGAGTATTTCAACACGGCGACGGTCGTGGACGGCATGGACATCACGACCCCGGCGAGCACCATTGGGCCCGTCGGCAGCGTGTGGAATGGTTCTGCGTGGCCTACGACCTCGCTCGCGGCCGTGGTGAATGTCTACGTCGTGTACGCCCTAGACGGGACCGCATGGCCGTATTTCGACCGTCCGAACCCAGTCCGCTGCACCGAAGAAGAAGGTGGTGGTGAGTAATGCCGAACGTCACGATCCAAACTCCCATCGTCAACCTAGTCATATGGCCGGGCGAGCTGCATTTCCTGACGGTGTACGTCCGCGACGCCGATACAGGCGGGACGTTCAACTGCACCGGCTACACGCTGAAGGGCAAGTGGACCATCGGCACGGCGACGGGAACCATCAACGGCACGTTCGTAAACGCCAACAACGGCCATGGAACGATCACGACGCCCAACGCCACCACAGTTACCTGGCCGAACAACGCCTGGGGCACGTTCACCGTGTACCTCGATAACAACTCGAGCAGCGAGAACCTTCACGTTACCGACTTCACCTTCCGGACCGCAGGAGTGGACATCCCATGATCCCATCAATGTTCCGAAAGGCCATGGTCGGAGATGGCTCCACCCTGTGGGCCGATTTCACCACGGGCGTCCTCGATTCCCGGTTCACGTTCACCCGCGCCAGCACGACCGCGACGTACATCAATTCGAGCGGATACGTCACGACCGCAGGAACGAATGTCCCACGCTTCGACCACGACCCGACCACGCAAGCACCGCGAGGGCTGCTGGTGGAGGGGCAGGCGACCAATCTCCTGAACTGGAGCGAGTCGTTCGCCACCAGCGGGGGCACGAACAACAACTGGGCCGATACCAGCATCACGCGCACGACAGGGCAGGCCGATCCGGCGAACGGTACGACGGCCATCCGATTTACGGCATCCGCAGGAAATGCGACCGTCATCAGCAGCGCGGCCATTGGGACATCGGCAGCGCGGACGTTCAGCGTGTGGCTGCGCCGCGTGACGGGCACCGGAAACATTCAGTACACGCAGAACAACGGCACGAACTGGACCACACAAGCCATCACGGCGACATGGACTCGCTACACGTTCACGCATACGGTCGATCATCGCGTCGGCATTCGCATCGTGACGAGCGGCGACGCCATCGAAATGTGGGGCGCACAACTGGAAACAGGCTCCGGTGCTTCCTCGTACATCCCGACGGGCGCGAGTCAGGCGACAAGGAATGCGGATTCGTGCGTGATGACCGGGACGAACTTCTCGTCGTGGTACACGCAGAGCCAAGGCACATTGCTCGTCGCAGGAAGAACTTCTGCTATTTATGTGGATTCCGCAGGATTTGACTTCCCGGCAATCCTGACTGTTGATTCAAACAACCATATCGGCGCGGCTGTTTGGAACGGGGTCGCCTATGGCATCGTTCGTGCAGGCGGCGCATTCCGTTTGAATTACGCAACGCTCGCAACCGTGAACAACAACTCTGCATTCAAAACGGCAATTGCCTTTGCAAATGCCGACTATGCGGGTGTTGCGAACAACGGGAGTCCCGTGACTGCGTCATCGGGTTCTCCACCGACAACGCTGAACACATTGGCGCTTGGGTCTAATCGTGCAGGTACGGGCAACGCATATTTCGGCCATGTATCGCTTGTCAAATTCTGGCCGACTCGCCTCGACAACGCAACCCTCCAGAGCCTCACCACATGATCGACTTCATGCTCCGCACCGACACCGAGGCGCAGATGGACGATGCGCTCGAAGCCGCAGGAATTCTCGCCGATCAGGACATCGGCGACGGCGAGATGGTTCTGATCCCCGTCGCGGGCTGCTACATCGACCGCATCGGGCCGATCCCGGCGCAGCTCGATCCCGAGGGCGAGGTCATCCGCGACGGGGACAGCCGGTACCACCTGAACCTCCGGGTGACCATCGACCTCACGGCCGCCCAAGTCGCGCTGCTCCCGACGTTCACCCCGACGCCTGGCGTCCCCTATCGGGTGTGGGCGTGAAGGCCGCCGCGGTCATCCTCCCGCTCACCGGCTGCGCGTCGGCCACGGCGATTATTGCTCAGGAGACGAACACCGTGCGCGGCCGCGCCGGCAGCGCCAAGCGCCACCTTGACGCCGCCCAGGCTGACCTCGATGCCATCGAGATCGCCGCGGCCGAGGTGCACCAACAGGTCGCGTTCGTGTCCGACGATCAGCACCCCGTCTACCAGACGCTTCAGTACCTCTCCATCGCCGTCATTGCTGCGGCCGTCTTCGGCGCGATCTACTACATCAGAGGTCGGAAATGACGCTCCCCACATACGCATACACGCTCTGGCTCCTCGGGCTCCTGGTCATCACGTTCGCCGCAGGCTGCTCGGTCGGCCTCGGCTTTGCAGCTCGCCGCGCACCTCGAAAGGCTTCCCATGCTCGCAAGCGTTGAATCGTTCCTCGGCTCCCTTTGGTTCGGGCTTCTCCTCGGCGTGACCGGGCTGGTCGCCGGGTTCATCTACTGCCGTCGGTCGAAGAAGTGAGTCGGCGACGCTGCTGCTGCGGTCCGAGCACCACTATTTGGTGGGCGGATATCTGCCCGGACTGGTTCGACTCGTACTGCTGCGAGCCGTGCTGTGAGTCGAGCGTGGAACGGATCGAGTTCTGCGAGTACTACCTGAAGTCGTTGGGCATTCCTTGGCCGCCTGATCCGGATACCTGTTACGTCATCGGGTACCAAGGCTGTGCGTTCACGCTGACGAACTTCTATTTGGGAACTTGTCCGCCGCCGTCACCGACGTATCCGACCAACGTCGGAACGCTCATTGCATCGTTTCCAAAGGGCGAGGATCCTTGCTGTCGGCCCGACCCGTCTCAGGCCAACATTGAGCCGGGCGGCATCGCGGACTTGTCGACGGGGGAGGGGCCCGTGATCCTGCCGCCGGCGTCGCCGTGCGAGGACACCATTGCCGAGTGCTACCAGTACAAAGACCAATTCGGCACGGTCTACCCTGTGCGGATTTCGAGTAACGCAACCGCCTGCTTCAATGAATGGGGGGTCCCGTACAACCTCCGATGCGACACGAATCGGCCCGAGACCTACGCCTCGATGGCCAAGCTTCTCGAGCAGGACGTCGGCCTGTGCTACCAGCGAAACCCATCGGCTGGAGTCACCATCCTTTCGCCTCTCTCGGCAATTGCATCGACGGCGTGGTACGAGTACTCGGTGCTGGAGTATGCGGAGTGTCCGGACTGCTTCGACGCGCTCCAATGCTGCGACGATGACCCGTACCCGGATCCGTGCGTCAGCATCCCCGGCCTGTGCTCGAGCGAGGTCGATGCGAGCGAGTCGTACACCGTTGAGACCCAGTACTCGCTCACGGACGTCTTCGGGGACTACTACATCGCGGACGCGCTTGAGATCGTCTTCAGCGCCTGCTACGCGCAGGCGGAAGGACTAGACATCACCGACCCGGCCGACTTCGCGGCCATTGAGGCCCTGTACCTCGGGAAGGTCTCGGTCTCCAATATCAACGACTGCACGATAAACACGGGCTGGGGCATCCTGCCGGCGACCTGCCTGACGGTTTGCGACTACACGATCAACGTCTTCAGCGGGGACGCGCAGGACATCTCCGACCGCATCACGGACAGGCTCAATCCGCTTGTAACCGCAACCTGGCTGAACCAATGGTTCTGGTTCGGAAACCGCCAGGGGTGCTTCGACTGTGGCGACGGCCCGAACGTGCGCCCGCCGGCATCTACGGGCGATTACCTGTTCGTAGACCGCATTCAAATCAATGTCCCGGCATTGACCGTGAGCGTGATCTTGACCGGGCGCAGCCAGCGCTGGCGGGCGTGCGCGTGCCAGAAGCTCGCACCCTACAGCCCTGCGCCGTATGGCATCGTCACGAATGCGGCCATCGGCGTGAACACCCTGTCGCCGGCGGAATACAGCGCCGGGCTCCGGTACATGATGGCTCGCGTCGCCGAACCTGATACCGGAACGCAAAGCATCTGCGTTGATACAAACTTCAACGTCGACGTTCCGACGTGCATTGAGGTCTTGGGTTACCCCCTAAACGACGTGTTCGATCCCATTACGGGATTGTTGTTGGTGCCGGGATGGAATCAATTGTGCGGGCTGTGCACTCCCAAAACGACTTGCAACAACTACCCGTTCGTATACGACGTATGCGCTTGCGAAGATGAGGAGTGCCAGCTCATCCCATGCGTCCAGGGCA